AAATAATGCACAATTCGACTGTTTATGCATTTCGAGTAAATATAATAAATTAGTAGTTGGTTCAGATTCACCATCCATAAGAATTTCAAATAATATAAGAATTTCACAAATAATAAATTATTCAAAAGGAGGAAAAACTCAATATGGTAATTTTTATTTAGGACAACCACTAAGCATTAATTATTTAGGTAGATTGGAAGGTATGCCTGGAGGAAGTGGAAGTCCTCCAAAAAATTTTTAAATGCGTTTTATATATTTTATTTAACATTTTATTTTTTTTCTCATTTTATCTTATAATGACAATCGAACATACTATCGGAACTCGCGCACAAGTTTGGCACGGAAATGCTAAAAAGACAAGTGGAGGACTTACAAAGTCTGCATTAATGATGAATAAACACGGTCGCATTGTTTCTAGAAAGAAGCATGAAACAGCCAAAAGAGAGAAACGCCTTGTTAAAGCTGGATATGTAACAAAGAAGGGACATTTTGGTTTTATTAAGAAGGGTACAAAGGGACACAAAGGACGCAAGGGAAGTCGTAAAATGAAGGGTGGTATGGTTCATTCTACAACTGCAAGTAATCACCATGCAATGGTCGGACACAAAATGAAGGGTGGTATGGCTTTAGGAGGTCCTTTAGCTCCTTTATCATACGATGGTCAAGGTGTTGGAACTTCTGGAGTTAATCTTCAATTTGTTGCTGGTAACGCCGCTTAAATTAATAATTAAATTATAATGTAATTAATTTACAATATAATTAATCCCTAGTATTTTAGTGCCTTTTTTTCAGTTTGTTTCATATAACCATTCTGTTTCAATAAATTTTTCATACACGATATGTTCTGATAACTTAAAATATAAATATTTTTCAAAAAACCTCTTACTAACAATAAATTTCAATGAATTAATATTGCAAAACTTATAATAGTAATTATATACATCATCAAATGAAATAAGAGCTAATTTATTATTATTTGAAATTTCTTGTTTAATAAAATCAAATGAATTATTAATATCTTCCATTTTATTCCATAAACAACAGGTAACATTTAATACAAATTTATTTTCAGAAATTTCGACAGTTGAAAAAAAATGTTTAAGAATATTTAATATATTATCTTCACAAATGTTACCATTTGTCAATAATTGTTCAGAATTATGTTTTGCCCAATATTTAAAGAGAGAACAAATTTCATCAATTTCTAGTTCTGAATAAAATAAGTTATTATTAGAAACAGTTATTGTATTTTCCCAAAATTTAATAAAATCACTATGAACAGGTAAATATTTGCTTGTTATTCCAATAAAAGAATCAGAATTTTCATCATATAAATATTTTTCTTTAAATAAATTTTTTAATGTATTTGAATAAATAATATTAGGTAAATTATAACTTGAAAGAAATTGTTTCCACACAAAATGAATATTTTTCCATTCCATTTTACATTCAGTTTCTGATTTAATAATAATATATTTTTTGCAAAATTCATTAACTATATTATGTTGATTTTTATTTTTAAGATATGTCGTGTATGTTTTTAATTCTTCATCTGCATTGTTTTCAATAAATTTATCAGAGTTTTCATATCGCTTTGAATAATGAGCTGATACACAAAGAAGATCAAGTCCAATTTTTTTTAGTAATTCTCTCCAAACCTCATTTGAAAAGTTTTCATTAAATTTAATAATTCTGCAATTTTCATATGAATGATTTTCATGATATTTAGTCATAAAATTGTTTGTTGTATTTGTATTGCTTATAGATAAAAATGCTACATTATCTAGTTCATTTAAGAATTGTTTCATTTTTTGACTTACCAAACATATTATATGTGAATTTTTTTTAAAAATATTATCACCAATAATAGTCAAAAAATATTTAGCTGCATTTTTAGAATAAAAAAACGTTGGATATAAAACATTTAACACATTTTGAATTGTATCAGTTTCTGGTATTGAACTAAAAAGACTTCTATCTTTTATATGTTTAATTATATTAGTTTTTGTTTTATATTTCCATTCTAAAAGAACTCTGTCTTTTGAAATAGTAGAGAGAAGCTTATGAATAACATCATCCTCTTTAACAATTAAGTATTTTTTTCCATCATATTCGTAAAAGAAATTATTAGTTGGTAGATAAAAATATTTATTTTTACTTAAAAAAACCTGGATAAAAATATTTTGTTCATTTGTTAAAAAATTAGTACGATTAATGCGTTTTTCATGGTTTTTAAATTCATTCTCAAGAGTAGTAGGTAAATAATTTACAATATGATTATATATTCTTTGTGTCATATATTCATTGTCTTTGTATTTATCTAGCATTTTTTTAAAAGTTTCAGAACATTTTAATTCAGTTAAATTATCTGTCATTCTATATTTTTTAATATTTGTTTTTAAATTAGTTTTCGAAAATAATATATTATTATATTAATGAGAATAAATCTAAGATATTTACCAAAAAATATAACTAGAAAAGATAAAAGTGTTCAATCAAAAATGTTAATAAAATCAAGGCGTCTCTATAAAAAAGGGAAGTTCTATACAAGAAAAGCAATTCCATCTTTTAAATCTAAAAAATCACCTCATATATTGAAGGCAATGAAAATATATAATATTGATAAAATTGGAGCTACAAATGAACTAGCAAAAGCAACAGGTTGTTCAAAATCTGCTCTTGCAAAAATTATAAATAAAGGACAAGGAGCATATTATTCATCAGGCTCAAGACCTAATCAGACATCACAGTCATGGGGAATTGCTCGTTTAGCTAGTTCAATTACTTCTGGTAAAGCAGCAGCTGTTGATTATAATATTTTAGAAGAAGGATGTAAGAAAAATTCAAAGGCTTTAACAATGGCAAAAAAAGCAAAAAGAAAGTATGGATATGGAACTAGAAAAGTCGCCAAGGTAAAAATATAATTTTTATTTTATTTTTAGAATATATATGTCTAGTTATAATGAATATTTAAAAAATAAAAATTCTTGTTGTGTTCCTGGACCTGAAGGTCCTCGGGGTCTTAGAGGTCCTACAGGAATTAATGGGTCTACTGGAATTGCAGGTCCTACTGGAATTGCAGGTCCTACTGGAAGTGCAGTTTCTGGAAGTTTTCCACCTGGAGCTATTATGCTTTTTGGAATGTCTGTGGCTCCTGCAGGTTGGTTAGCTTGTGACGGTTCACAAGTATTAATTTCTGATTATACAAACCTTTTTTTAGCAATAGGTTGCACATTTGGATGTGTTCCAGCACCTTATTTTCTTTTACCTGATTTGCGAGGATATTTTGTCAGAGGTTGGAATTCAGGAGCTACTGGAGCTACAGGTGGAATTGATACTGGTAGAGCATTTGCTTCAGTTCAACAAGACCAAATGCAACCACATAAACATATATCATCAAATAACGATTGCCAGAATTATGGAGCTGTTAATGGTTGGGGAACTGGTGTATTTAACACATGGTGTGATACAAATGGCATTTCTTCCGGACAAGCTAGTTTAACAGATGATGGAACATATCCAGAACAAGCAGCCTTGGGAATAATTGGAACTGAAACTAGACCTATTAATATTGCTCTATTATATTGTATCAAAACATAAATCTATTTAATATTTATAAATTATTTTAAAATTAATTCGTTCAAAATTTAATTTTAAATATTTAAATTCATAAGTATTTAAAGGTTTTAAATTAAAAATAGTATAATGTCTGCATTTTCAAATAAAAACCAAGTAACAACTCAAAATGATGGTAATGTTTTAACTATTAAAACAGTTCAAATAGCTCCTTTTAGAACTTTAATGACTGCTCTAAAAGATATTCTTTTAGAAACAAATATAACTTTTGAACCAGATGGTATTCGTATTATTAATATGGATAAATCGCATACCATTTTAGCTCACCTTTATTTAGCTGCCCAAAATTTTGAGGTTTATGAATGTAAGAAGGAAAAAATTATTATTGGTGTAAATATGTTTCATTTATTTAAATTAATTAATTCAATTGATAATGATGATACACTAACTATTTACATTGAAAACTCTGACTATGTCGATGGAATTGTTTCTCATTTAGCCCTTAAATTTGAGAACGGAGAGATTAAGCAATGTAAGACGCAAAAACTTCGTCTTATTGAACCAGAACCAGAAGAGCTTCAATATCCTGATGTAAAATTTTCTTCGATTATTAATTTACCTTCTGCTGATTTCCAAAAGATTATTCGTGACCTTTCTTGTATCTCTGATAAGCTAGAAATTAAGTCAGTCGGAAATGAACTCATTTTCAAATGCTCTGGCCAATTTGCTTCAGCTGAGATTCATCGTGCAGAATCGGATGGAAGTATGGGATTTATTTTAAAGCAAGATTCTTCGAAAATAATTCAAGGAGAGTTCTCTCTTAAGAACTTGGGTTACTTCATTAAATGTACCAACCTTTGCCAGCAAATTGAGGTCTATTTGGAAAACGATTTGCCTCTGGTTGTGAAGTATAATGTTGCTAGTCTTGGGGAGATAAAACTCTGTCTCGCACCGCTTCCCTCCTCATAAGTTGTTACCATTTATCGTAACAAATTTTTAAA